AGCACAAACTTGATGAAAGGATGATCGATGTCCCAACTTCGTTACAACACGGGTCGGCGAAATGGCCTCTTAATCGGTACTTACGAAGAAAGCTTCGCGAGTTCATCGGACGGTCTCCCAATTGTCCGCCAGAGGCTATGGCAGAGCAGACAGAAGCATTGCAATCTATGCGCACGATTGCGTTCGCATCTTCGACGCCTCTCAAAGAGGAGGTACTTAAGGCATCGTTAGGAAAGCGTACGCAGATAGCAGGTCGGTCTAAGATCTTCAAAAAACGAGGTATGATATGAAGCGCGCAAAATTTTCGTTATCGAACTATAAGCTCGCGTCTCTCGATATGGGCGAGCTTGTCCCCATTGGCCTTACGGAGGTACTACCCGGTGATACGGTTCAACAGGCTACATCCGCCCTCATACGTTGCGCGCCTCTACTCTCCCCGGTCATGCACCCGGTGCGCGTTGCGATCCACCACTGGTTTGTCCCTCATCGCCTCGTCTGGGAAGACTTCGAAGACTTCATTACGGGCGGTCCTGACGGCCTCAATGCTTCAGTATTTCCCACTATTACTCTCAGTTCTCTGGCTGTCGGCAGTCTGGGGGATTATCTGGGCGTACCTACTGGAGTTGCTTCGCTCGTAGTCTCCGCCCTCCCTTACCGCGCCTATGCAAAAATCTGGAATGAGTTCTACCGGGATCAAGACCTGCAAACAGAGCTCGTTATCGATGAAACATCTGGACCCGATACAACTACGAATACTTCTCTCCAAAACTCCGACTGGGAGAAGGACTACTTTACTTCGGCTCGCCCATGGGAACAAAAGGGCGCTGCAATCACCATACCTCTGGGTACGTCTGCAGATGTTAAAACCGCTGCCCCAAATGACGCTGATCTGGCTCTCTACTCAACTGTCCAGGCTGGCTACCGCAAAATCTCTGCTGATGGGGCTTTTACGGATATGTCTACAACCGCCGGCACGGCGGGAAATAAGCTCTATGCTGATCTCACTGGGGCGTCTGCGATCACCATCAACGCCCTCCGCGAGGCAATGGCTCTACAGCGGTACGCCGAAGCACGCGCTCGCTACGGATCCCGTTACACTGAATATCTACGCTATCTCGGCGTCCGGTCGTCTGACGCTCGTCTACAGCGGCCCGAGTACCTGGGAGGCGGTCGGCAAACTATCCAATTCTCTGAAGTCCTCGCCACCGCGGAAGCCGGAACCGCCAAAATTGGCGACATGAAAGGCCACGGCATCGCGGCAATGCGGTCCAATCGCTACCGCAAATTCTTCGAAGAACACGGCTACGTCATTTCGCTCATGACGGTACGTCCGAAAACCATGTATCCTCAAGGTCTCTTCCGGCACTGGAATCGCCGCGTCAAGGAAGACTACTGGCAGCGCGAACTACAGCATATCGGCCAGCAAGAAATCCTCAATAAGGAGGTCTATGCAGCACATGCCACCCCTGATGGTATATTCGGTTACCAAGATCGATATGATGAATATCGAAGAAGTGAAAGCCTCGTATCCGGCGAGTTCCGAACTACGGCTCTCGATTACTGGCACATGGCAAGAATATTCAGCTCAACGCCAGCTCTTAACGCAAGTTTCGTTTCTGCTGTACCCACCAAGCGCAACTTCGCGTCAACCTCTACCGATTGTCTGTATGTCACCTGCAAGCACAGCATTCAAGCACGAAGAATGGTTGCCTCCACTGGCGCATCCTTCATTTATTAAGTAGCCCCCGTGGTCGCCTATGTAAGATGACCTTTAGGTCATCTTGCGTAGGTGAACACGAAATCCACGGAAAAACCTATGAAAAAAGAGCACCAAATTGACCTCGAAGAGTCGATCGCTGCGGTGGCGAATGACTTGGCCCCCCGCCTTGAGGAGTCTGTACAGGCTCGCTATCTGGATGACTATGGCCGGGAAAAGCCCAATCCCACGCCTATGGCCCCTCCTATCGGATACAAGAAACAACCGACCATCGCCGAACAAATGCGGCAAATGATCCGCCTGGCCTCTATGGAAGCCGCCCAAATGGGCGCTGAAACTGAAGACGAAGCGAACGACTTCGACGTGGGTGAAGACATGGAACCCACCACACCTTACGAACACGACTTCGAGCCGGACCCCGCGCTCGAACACATGATCGCGTTACACTCGCGTTCCCCGGCGCCCACGAACAACACGGCGCCGAAGGGACAGGAGGTGCAGGCGCAGCCTGCGCCTCCTGTTCCTACCCCTCCTTCCGCTTCCTAGCGGCTGGGGTCGGCCTCTCGGAACAGATGTTCCCTGGTGAGACCCCTCTTTCTTATGGCGTTCACGAAGTTGAACGCAACTCTCCCTGTCGAGACTACAGGCTCGACAGGCCATCCAAACAGTGACATCCTTGATAGTCACTGTGTTAGGTGACACCGGAGGACGAATGTCAAAGTCAAAAAACAGCCAGCGCGATGTCCAAAACTCACCTCTAACTCCATCGCTAGATTCTCTGCTGGCATATAAAATCAGACCAACACCCGTCCTCCTCCCTGTCCCTAACTACTCTCAACAATCAGCGGTCTTACAATCCGGCGACCGCCGTCTATTCCAGCCAGACCGCTCAACTGCACCGCCACACGCGGCCGTCCGCTCGGCCGCACGAGTTACGGCCGGTGCCTCAAACCTCGCCTCTCTCAAATTCGCTGATCCCAAGCTCGTAGCTCTATGCGTACGGCGAAAGGTCCGCAAAGAAGTCCTCTTCGCCATCAAAAAAACCCGGAAGGGCTCCGGCGCATCTCGCCGCAAAAACTTCTGGTCAAACATATCCTGCAAGGGCTAATCTATGATCGCTGAACTCGCATCAGCAGCCGGCAATGTAATCGGCAGTATCATCGGCGGAAACACCGCCGAAAAGAACGCCGAAAAACAGGCAAAGCTCCAAAAGGAATTCGCCCAAAATGGCATCCAATGGAAAGTCGAAGACGCCAAAGCTGCCGGCCTCCATCCTCTCGCCGCTCTCGGCGCGCAAACGCTTAGTTACTCTCCTGTCCAGGTCGGACAAGACAATCTGGGCGCGGGCCTCGCTTCTGCAGGCCAAGACATTGGTCGCGCAATCGATGCGACGCGCTCCCAGTCAGGCAAAGTGGACGCCTATACTAAAACGGTGCAAGATTTAAACGTCCGTCGAATGGGCCTCGAAAATGAAATCCTGGCGTCAAAACTGGCCACTACTCACCAAACGGGTGGCACTCCCCCGATGCCTACCGCAGGCGACCGCCATCTTATCGAAGGCCAGGCCCAAAGCGGCCTCGTTAACAGGCAACCTCTCAAGGTGGACTCGAACGCTATTAACCAGCCCTCTTTGGAGGCTGGTTCCATTACTGATATGGGCACTTCGCGCACTACAGACGGATGGGCACCCGTCATGTCCAAAGATTTCAAAGACCGCGGAGAGGAAGACCTCGGAGCCATGATCTCATGGAACATACGCAATCGCATACTCCCCTCCATGGGATTCAATTACAACCCGCCAAAGGAGATCAAATTAGACAACGGGGAAATGTGGTACTTTAACCCTATCAAACAGCAATACCAAAAATGGAGACCATGACATGGCATTCCGCCGCAAAAGACGCTTCGGCAAACGGCGCTTCTCTCGACGTCGCAAAGGAGGCTCCTCCGCTCGCCCGATGCGCGTCGGATACCGCATGTAAATGCGATGACCATGATGCTCTGTAGGAACCCCTACATGGCTCCCGGTGGAAACGCCTACGGATGCGGCCAGTGTATGCCTTGCCGCATCAACCGCCGCAGGCTCTGGACACACCGGATAATGCTAGAGTGTACACAGCACCCAAAAAACAGCTTCTGGACACTCACTTTCAACGACGATAATTTAACAACAAATGACAGGGGTATTCCTGACCTTCGTACAAAGCCGTTGACAGACTTCATGAAACGCCTTAGAAAAGACCATCAACCGGAACATCTGAGGTATTTCAATGTCGGCGAATACGGCTCCCAAACTTGGCGACCACACTACCATCTTGCGCTCTTTAATTACCCCGGCTGTAGTCGTGGGGTTACTCAGCTTAACCGAAGAGGAACTTGCTGTAGTGTTTGCGACCGTGTCGCCGCAATATGGGGAAAAGGGCTCGTTTACTCAGGGCAACTTGAAGATGCTTCTGCAGCGTATGTCGCGGGTTATGTTACCAAAAAACTTACAGACCCAAACGACCCCCGACTCGAAGGGAGACACCCCGAATTC